CTCCTCGCATCCTTCCCCGGGCCATTTCCGACCAAGAGCTGAGAGGAGAGAACGTGGCGCGTAAGCCGGACACTCCATGCGCGACGTGTGGAAAGTTGTTGTGGGGCGGCACAACCAGCTTGCCTGCCGGCGAACGAACGTGTCTGGCCTGCCGGCGCGGTTCGTGGGTCCAGCAGTGTGAGGGGTGTGGGGCCTCAGAGGTGAACTATCCGAACCGCTACTGTTCTGTTGCTTGTGCGACCCGGACCCGTGTTGGCTTGCCGGGTGGGGATTTCGTCAACGAGGAGGCCCGAGAGGAGGCCCGCCTGGAGCGGAGTCGTCGGAAGAACCGCAAGCGGCGGACGGGGCTTGTTGGTCTGGAGCCGGATTCGTACACCCTCGCAGAGATCTCAACCCGCGATGCGGGCAGGTGCGGTATCTGTCGAAGGCTCGTAGGGACAACCCACGATTGGCCGCATCCCAAGTCTCCGAGTATCGATCACATCATCCCGCTGTCTGAGGGCGGCGACGATAGCCGTGCGAATGTTCAGCTAGCGCACCTGGGTTGCAACGTCAAAAAGGGCGTTCGCGCTGTTGGCGATCAGCTTCGATTGGTCGGCTAATGCTGTGCGGTGATTGTGGGTTCGAGGCGAAGTCGAACGCTGGTCTGGCGTCGCACCGTCGTGCCAAGCATCCAGTAGCGGACTTGGAATCGGTGGAGGCGGCGGTTCGTCGTGATCTTCGGGATGTGACCGGCCCCGAGGGGTTGCGTGCAGCGGCGTACAAACTTGGGGCGAGGATCGATGAGTCCATGTCGGCCCGTGACCTTCCGGGGCTGGTGGCAGAGTTACGTCAGACGTTGGCGGCTCTGAGGGTGACGGGGGAGGATGAGGAGCGAGCGGATGCCGTTGACCAGCTCGCTGCCCGACGTGTTGCTCGGTTCGCAAATGCCAAGGATCCGGTCAGTCCCGTCGTGGACGGTTAGTGCGGGGGATGAGGCGGTTGAGCTTGCGGCTCATGCGGGACTGATTCTCGATCCGTGGCAGAGGTTGGTACTGGTCGAGGGGTTGGGCGCCCGGGCTGACGGTCAGTGGGCGGCGTTTCAGGTTGCGTTGGAGGTGTCCCGCCAGAACGGGAAGGGCGCAATTTTGGAGGCGCGGGAGCTTGCCGGACTGTTCCTTCTCGGTGAGCGGCTGATCATCCATACGGCGCATGAGTTCGCCACCTCGTTGGAGGCGTTCCGGCGTGTGTTGGAGCTGATCGAGTCCACCCCCGATCTCGATCGGCGTGTGTTGAGGGTGATGAGGTCGAACCAGGAACGTGGGGTCGAGATCAAGTCCGGTCAGCGACTGCTGTTCAAAGCCCGGTCGCGTGGCGGCGGTCGTGGCTTCTCCGGGGATTGTGTGATTTTGGATGAGGCGTTCGAGCTGCCGGTGGCTGCTCATGGCGCGTTGCTGCCTACCGTGTCTGCCCGTCCGAACCCGCAGGTCTGGTACGCGTCGTCGGCGGTGAATCAGCGGGTCCATCCGCACGGTGTTGTGCTCTCACAGTTGCGGTCCCGTGCGCTCGCTGGCGGTGACCCGTCGTTGTGCTATCTGGGATGGTCGGTCGACGACGACGCGTATGCAGCTGATCCGCAGGCGGCCTCGGTCGATCCGAGAATGTGGGCGGTGGCGAACCCTGGCATGGGTATTCGTATCACACCGGAGTACATCGCTGACGAGCAGCGCGGTATGGATGCGGTGACGTTCGCCACGGAGCGTCTGGGTGTGGGTGACTGGCCTGACCCGGATGAGGACGTGTCACAGGTGATTCCGCGGGAGACGTGGGATGGGCTGGCCGACATGGATTCTCAGATCGACGGTCCCATCGCGTTCGCGTTCGATGTGAACCCGGAGCGGTCGTATGCGGCTATCGGCGCGGCGGGGAGACGCAAGGACGGCCGGAAACATTTGGAGGTTATCGACCATAAGGCCGGTACCCGGTGGGTTGTGCCAGAGCTGTTGCGGCTGGTCGACCGGTGGTCGCCGTGTGTCATCGTGGTCGACGGTAACGGTCCCGCCAGCTCGCTCCTCGCGGAGATCGAAGAAGCTGGGGTCGGGTTGAAGGCGGACGGTGGGCTGTTGGTGAAGGCCACCATGCAGGATATGGCGCAGGCGTGTGGTGCTCTGTTCGATGCGGCGCTGTCTGACGATCTGCGACATCTGGGTCAGTCGATGCTGGATGTGGCGTTGCGTGGCGCACGAAAACGTGATCGTGGTGATGCGTGGACGTGGAGCCGTCAGTCCGGTGCGGATATTTCGCCGCTGGTGGCGGTGACGTTGGCCGCTCACGGCCATTCGATATACGGGCATACCCCAGACCTGACACCGGTCATGGTCGTCACCTGAAAGGTGGTCGATGTGCGAGATGTCCTATTCGCCATCGTCCTCACGGTGGCTGCCGTGATGGTGGCTGTCGGCGTCGGGTTCTACATGTTCGGGGCGGGGCTTGCGGTCGGTGGGGTGCTCCTCGCTGGGTTGGCGTGGCTGATCCTGGGGGATGACGAATGAGGAATCTGACTCGGTTTCGTAACGGGCTGTCGTTCTCTTCGATTGGGAGGACGTGGAACAGCGGGAATTTCTGGTCGGTGGCGGGGCTGCTCGGATCGTCTATCGGTGATCGGGAGGAGATCGCCAACGACTTTGAGGGCTATGTGGAGGGGGCGTTCAAGGCGAACGGGGTGGTTTTCACCACGATCCTGATACGACAGGCGATCCTTTCTGAGGCGCGCTTCCAGTATCAGCGGCTCGAGAACGGCCGGCCGGGTGACCTGTTCGGACTGCCGTCGCTGGCGCTGTTGGAGAGTCCGTGGCCGAACGGTACGACAGGTGAACTGATCGACCGGATGGAACAGGACGGTTCTCTCGCCGGGAACTTCTACGCCACCACGGTCGTCGACGACGACGGGTCGCGTATCCGTCGGTTGCGTCCCGACTGGACGACCATCATCACTGAGGCACCGGTCCGGGACGACGGTTCGCCTGGCAGACCGTACGATATTGGTGCGAGGGTGTCCGGCTATCTGTACAAGCCTCCTCTCGACGAGGGGACGCTGCTCCCCGCCAAAGACGTGGCCCACTACTCACCGATTCCTGATCCGATCGCACAGTGGCGGGGCATGTCGTGGATCACGGCTATCACCCGCGAGGTTATGGCCGACAACGCCACGTCGAAACACAAGCTCAAGTTCTTCGAGAACGGCGCCACCAGCGGGACGGTCATCACCTATGACAAGGATGTCGCCCCCGAAACGGTGAAGACGTTCGCGAAGTTCTACGCCGAGCAGCACTCCGGGGTGGACAGGGCGTACAAGACGGTCCATCTGGGTGGCGGCGCCGACACTCACACGGTTGGTGCCGATCTCAAGCAGCTTGATTTCAAGGTGACGCAGGGTGCCGGAGAGTCGCGGATGGCCGCCGCGTCGCTGGTCGGGGCAGTCCTCGCACAATTCTCAGAAGGCATGCAGGGGTCGTCGTTGAATGCCGGGAACTTCAACGCTTCGAAACGACGGTTCGCCGATGTGGGGGCACGTCCACTGTGGCGGAAGATGGCGGCGTCGCTGGCAAAGTTCACTGACCCGCCGGCCGGGTCGAGGCTCTGGTACGACGACCGTGACATCCCGTTCCTGCTGGACGACGCCAAGGACGCCGCCGACATTCTCAAGGTCAACGCCGAAGCGATCGCGACGCTTGCCCGTGACGGATTCGAGCCGGAGTCGGCGGTTGCTGCGATCACCTCCGGTGACCTGCGGCTACTCAAGCATACGGGGCGCCCTTCGGTACAGGTCCAGCCAGATAAGGAGACCGCCGCATGAACATTCGCAAGCCGTACGCCGACCTGTTCAAAGAGAGGCTCGGGGCTGCCGCCACTCTGACCGTGCAGAACCGGGACGGTGCGGACGGTCCGGCCGTCGTCCGTATTTACGGGATCATCGACGACTGGTTCGGCATTTCCGCCGAGCAGATCGCCGCCGAATTGGAGCAGATCACCGCCGACGAGATCGAAGTGCAGATCAACTCTGTTGGCGGCTCGGTGTTCGAGGGTGTAGCCATCTTCAACGCTCTCCGGGCGCATCCGGCGAAGATCACCACCAGGGTCGACGGTATGGCCGCGTCGATCGCCTCAGTCATCGTCCAGGCCGGGGACCATCGGATCATGTTGACCGGTTCCCAGATGATGATTCATGAGGCCCTGGCGATCACTATCGGCAACGGCGAAGACCATCGCAAGACCGCGGAGATCCTCGACGTTCAAACCTCCATCATTGCCGGCATCTATGCGGAACGGTCCGACACGGACGCCGACGAATGGCTGGCTCTGATGGCCGAGGAAACATGGTTCGACCATGACGGCGCTGTCAAGGCGGGTCTGGCTGATGAGGCTGTGAAGCCGTCACGTCGGGACAAGCCCGAGGATCGGGTGCCATCCAAGTTTGCCGCGGATCTCGAAGCCCTGGTTGGGGCTGTCGAATCGTTCGCGGGTGAGGCCGAGAAGGTGGTCGCCTTCCGGTCAGAGCAAGGCAAAACCCCACTGTCAGATGATGCGGTCGCGTCGATCGACAAGATGCGGGCTGCCGCAGAACGTCTCGCCAGCGTGGCTGAGACAGAGAACACAGAAGCATGCGACATCACCGGCGAGTACGCCCGGTTCGTCGCGCTCACACAAGGAGTCACATCATGAATTTTCCCGCACTGAAAGAGGCTGAAGGGAAGCTGGAAGCCAAGCGCAGCGAGCTGGCCGCCATCTTCGCGGAAGCCCAGGACGGCGGTGAGGGCACCATCGACCTGTCGAAGGTGAAGGAGTTCGCAGGCGACACGTCTGCTGCCGCAGCGAAGATCAAGGCGCTCAACGACGAGCTGACCGAACTGGGTAAGGCTGCCGAGTCTCTTCGGGATGTTCAGCGTGCCGCTAAAGCGTCGAAGGATGATCCTGAGGCTGTCGAATCCGGTGACGACCGTCCCACAGTCCGAGCTCCGAAGTCGCTTGGCGAGCTGTTCGTCAAGTCGTCGGCGTTCAAGAATTGGAGGCAGCGTGCCGAGGCCGACCTCGACGTGTCGCCTTTGGCGATCATGAACCCGCAGAACACTCTGTTCGAGACGGGTGCCGGTTGGGCTCCCGAGTCGGCCCGGTCCGGTCTGGTCGTGTTGGACGCGCAACGTCCTGTCCAGGTGACTGACCTGCTTCCGCAGATCCCGACCTCGCAGTCGGCGTACAAGTACATGGAGGAGACCACTTTCACGAACAACGCCGCTGAGGCCGCTGAGGGTGGCACGTATGGTGAGGCTGCGCTGGTCCTGACTGAGCGGTCTGTGACGGTGGAGAAGGTCACCGTGTGGCTGCCTGTCACTGACGAGCAGTTGGAGGACGAGCCGGGTGCGGAAGCGTACGTGAATGCACGTCTGCCGTTCATGCTTCGCCAGCGGCTCGATTCGCAGATCCTGGTCGGCGACGGCAACACTCCGAATGTGCTTGGCATCAACAACAAGGGTTCTGTCGGCACGCAGGCCAAGGGGTCTGATCCGGTGCCGGATGCGGTCCACAAGGGGATCACGAAGGCTCGTGTGACGGGTCGGGCATCTCCGAACGCTGTCATTTTCCATGACAACGACTGGCAGGATGTGCGGCTGCTTCGCACCGCCGACGGGATCTACATTTGGGGTTCGCCTTCTGAGGCTGGCCCGGAGCGGATCTGGGGTTTGCGTGTGGTCAAGTCGGATGCGCAGACGGAGAACACTGCGGTGGTCGGCGACTTCGCCAACTATTCGCTGCTGGTCCTCCGACGGGGTATCCGAGTGCAAGTGTCCGACTCGCATTCGGACTACTTCATCAAGGGGAAGCAGGCTATCCGTGCGGATCTTCGTGCGGCTGTCGTGTGGACCCGTCCGGAGGCGTTCACGCTGGTGTCCGGAATCTGATCCACTGGTGGGGGACGGGAATGGTCCTGTCCCCCACTACAAACTTGGAAGGAGAAACATCATGCCAATCATCGAAGGCGGCGTCGTCATTCAGGACGGCGTGCCGCGCGCCATTAACCAGTTTGGGGCGACGCGGCATGTGCGCGCCGGAGAGAGCATCCAGACGGCCATCGATGCCGCGTCCGCAGGTGACGTGATCTACATCGATGGCGGTAACGAGTACGACGAGAACCTCACGCTCTCGACGAGCGGTATCGCACTTGTCGGTGTCGGTACGCGTGGAAGCGCCCGGATTACCGGCCTCGCGACCAACGGGACGGCCCTGACCATCGACGGCACCGCAGCCACCGTGAACGATGTGCTGCTCGTCAACCTCACCCTGGCGGGCCGCGGCACGGGCAGCGGCCTCCACGTCGAGGGGTCAACGAGGCGGATCAGCGCGCACGCGTGCCACTTCGACGGTGGGGACACCGGTGTCGGCGCACTGCTTGAGAGTGCCGGTGCTGGCGTCAGCGTCGTTGATACTCGGTTCATTGACTGCCAGTTTCAGCAGGCACCGACCGGCCTGAGCCTCATCGGCACGGGCGGGGCTAACCCCGTCTCGCGGACTCGCTTGGAGAACTGTGCCTTCAAGCACATCTCGACGGTCTGTATCGTCGCTGAGTTCACGCGCAGCCTGGAGATCATCGACTGCGTGTTCGGGGCGCAGGAGGACGGGACAGAGCCAACCGACTACCTCGACATCGACGTGACGGACACCACGGGGCTTGTCTCCGGTTGTCGCTTCGCGACGGCCACCTCCGCCTCGGCCACTCTCAACATCGCGAGCGGTGTCTTCTGGGTGGCCAATGCGACTGAGGCTGGGTGGAGCACGGCTCGGCCATGAGCGGCTTGACCTTCAATCGAACAGAACAGGAGAACGTATGGCGACCGTGATCGTGGATCGTCGGTTGCTTCTCACCGAGTCGAGAGACAGCCTTGTCGAGGACGGCGACCCTAGGGGCGCGTTCCTGTGGGCTGTAGCCGGACGGGAGATGCCTGCGAACGAGGCAGAACGTCTCGGCTATGCGCCTCTCGACGCAACGGAACCCGACCCGGAGCCGGAGCCGGAGCCGGAGCCTAAGAGTCCCGACCCCGAATCCGAGCCAGAACCGGAGCCCGAGCCGGAGCCTGTCCGTAAGGCTGGCCGTCCAAAGGGCTCAAGGAACAAGCCGAAGGACAGTGACTGATGGCTGACGTAGACATCACGCGGGGTGAGTCGGTAACCGTGTTGGCTTCGGCCGCACGGACCGCCACCCCCGACGTGGACACGTTCCATGTGACCGGAGGCGAAACATCCGGGCTGGTGCTGATCATCGACGTCACAGCCTCAGCCGCCAGCCCGTCCGTCGTGTTCACCATCGTCGGATCAGACCCGCTGTCCGGGGAAACATGGACGATCCTGGCGTCCGCGGCGATCACCGGCACAAGCACCACGATCCTACGAGTCCACCCATCCCTGACGGCCGACGCCAACCTGATCGCGGATGACATCGTGCCCGCCTATTGGACGGTCACCGCCGCCCATGACGACGCCGACTCGATCACCTATTCGGTCGCCGCGCAGGTCATCTAAATGGGAGAAAGTCATCTGACCTTTTCTCCAATCCGGCAGACACCCGAAGTGCTCGACGTCTGGTTGCGGTCGGTTGAAGGTGACGTGTGGTGCTACGACGACAACGTAAACCCGGAGTCGTCGGCGCTGCTCCGTGACGCCAACGTGGAGATCCTGCCAGCCATCGACCTGCCGGAGGGTGGATACAGCCGGGACGGTCGAACACACGAATGGCCGATGGGGTCGATATCGCGGGTGGCAGCGATCAAGAACTATGCGATCGACCTGTTCTTGAAAGAGTCTCAGCCGTGGCTGTTCCTGGTGGATTCGGATGTCATCTGCCAGCCGGGAACGATCAACCATCTGGTCGGTTCTGAACCGGTCATCTCACTCGTCTACTGGTCGCAATGGTCGCCGGGCGATCCATGGCTTCCGAACGTGTGGGACCAGGGCCATTACGGGTTCACTCAGACCCCCGCAAGGTTCCGTGAACCGGGCCATTACAGGGTGGGTGGTTTGGGTGCGGCGACCCTAATCCGTCGGGACGTGCTCGAACAGGTGAAGTTTGAGCCGATCCCGAACTGGCCGATGTGGGGTGAGGACCGCTGGTTCTGTCTCCGCTGCGGTGTCTTCGACATCGACCTGTGGGCGTGTACACATGTAACCCCATTCCACGTTTACCGGGACGAACAACTACCGGAGGCGGTCGGATGGGACTCGATGAAGGCGCAAGCCTGGATCGACAGGCATTTGGACGACCGGTGGGCGCGGTCGGTCGGGGCGTAATCGTTGCGTATCTGCATCCGGGGACAGTCACAGGAGAGTTCTGTAGGTCGCTGCTGAATGTCAGTCTCGCCTACCCCGGCCTGATCGGCGGGCAGATCGCGCAGTACGCCGGAGCGAACATTTCCCGAGCTCGAAACGAAGTTGCCGAATCGTTCTTGTCCACCGACTTCGACTGGCTGTGGATGCTCGACTCGGACATGACCTTTCCCCCGGACGCCCTTCCCCGGTTGCTGGCCGCGGTGGAGGTTGACGAACGGCCGATCGTCGGAGGCTTGTGCTTCGCCGCGATGCACGGCCCCGACGGATATCGGATGTTCCCGACCATGTACGAGTTCGGTCCCGACGGGCTGGCCGTGTTGAAGGGGTACCCGGAGAACACGGTGGTGAGGGTGGAGGCGACCGGTGCTGCCTGTCTGCTAGTCCACCGGACAGTCTTCGAGCAGTTCCCCGAAGGCGGGCCGTTCCGATGGTTCGCAGAGACGATCACTGAAGACGGGGAACGGACACGGGGTGAAGACGTGACGTTCTGCAAACGGCTGATGGATCTTGACATCCCCTTGTACGTGCATACCGGGGTGAAGACCGGACACGTCAAGCAGATCGTCTTGGATGAGGACCGGTACCGAGAACAGGAGGCATCCTGATGGCTATTGCAGGACCGTTCATCGTCAAGGCGAAGGGCACGTTCACTCCACCGCCGTCACCGTGCGGCAATCCCGACTGTGGATACGAGGGACTGGTCCTCGTCCACACCGACACATGTGAGGAGAAATAATGGCCCTCGGCTACAACGAGACCCTAAGAGACAACCAGTTGGATGAGATCACGGCCGTGGCCGGTGGGTCGGCCCTGCTGAAGGTCTTCTCGGGGAGCCGCCCCGCCACAGGAGGCGCGGAGACAACCAAGCTTTCCGAACAGGTCTGCAACGCCACCTTCGCTGCCGCCGCGACCGGTGGAGTTCTCACGTTGAACGCGATCGCCGACGACACGACCGCTGACGCGACAGGTACGGCATCCTGGTTCCGTCTCGAATCGTCCGGTGCCACCCATGTGATGGACGGCGACGTGTCCACGTCAGGCGCTGATCTGAACTTCGACTCGGTGTCCTTCGTTGCTGGTGGAACCGTGTCTGTGACGTCGTTCACCATCACTGCCGGCAACGCATAAGTGCTACCGGTCAAGGCGTGGACCGTGTTCTACGCCGACGGCTCAACCTTCACCTCAGATGAAGGGTCGTGGGCTGAGGCCCCGCCGTTCGGGGTGCAGGCTGTCGTCTACTACCACGCCCCGGCAGGGGTGACCGTCCAGAGCGACAACGAGGTCTACTACTACCTCGGGGTCGAGGCCGGGGGGAAGCCGTGGAAGATGGGCCTGTGGACTGACGGAGAGTCGTACTGGCGGGTCCTGGACCTTGTGAGCAAGGCGGTGAGTCCGTGAGCACCCCCTACTTTCTTGACGTCACTTCTACCGATATCCTGGTCGACAACGTTCCGGCCACGACGACTAGGGACCTCGTAACATCTGTAGGGGGCTCGTCCAATACCAGCCACGCCCACGACGACGCACCGTCCACCGACGGGATCACCGGGGACTACGCGGCTGCGATTGTCATTAGCGCTGCTTCCACCGACCATGAGGTTTCGGTGTCATGGGGAAGGGTGAACTCGGCGGGTACGCCACAAGCAGACTCGGCATATACCGACGAGCAGACATCGGCGGTCGGGACCCTGAACTTCTCGGCCACGGCGGTGGACCTAGGTACTTGGGCATCAGGAGAGCGACTCCGAATCCGGGTCAAGGTCAGGGATATTCGGACGATGGGTGGCGGCACCAAGACCACCACCTACGACATCGGGTCTGCCGGTTCGACAACTACCGCACCGTGGACGATCGCCGGAACGTTCACCGGATCAGCTAGCCCGACCCAAGCCGCTGATACATCTACGGGTTCAGGAACGTTCGTAGCGCCGGCCTTCACTGGTACGGCCGCACCCGCCCAGGCGGCGGACACGTCGACCGCATCAGGAACTTTCACCGGGCCGACATTCACCGGGACTGCCGCAGCCACCCAAGAAGATGACACGTCTACCGGGTCGGGAACGTTCACTAACCCGACCCTCATGGGGACGGCTACACCGACCCAAGAGGATGACACCTCCACAGCTTCGGGAACGCATGTCGCCCCCACGTTCACCGGTACGGCGACGCCAAGCCAGGCGGCGGACACTTCCACGGCCTCGGGCACATTCGACCCAGGCACTTTCACCGGCACCGCAGCCCCGTCGCAAGAAGCGGACACGTCCACGGCTAGCGGCACGTTCGTCAACCCGACCCTGACCGGCACCGCTGCCGTCACCCAAGACGATGACACGTCGACAGCATCTGGCACACATGTTGCTCCGACCTTCACCGGGACTGCTGCCACGACCCAGGCAGATGACACGGCGACAGCCAACGGGACCTTCGCCGATCCGACATACACGGGCACAGCCAGCGTCAGTCAAGGGCCGGACACGTCGACAGCATCGGGCACCTTCACATCGTCTGGTGTCACTGGCACGGCATCAGCAACCCAAGAGTCGGATACCAGTACCGCCTCGGGGACCTTTGTTCCCGGACCGGTATCTGGTAGCGCTTCTCCGACCCAGGAAGGCGACACGGCTACAGCGTCGGGAACGTTCGTCGCTCCGGTTGTCACGGGCACCGCCGCGGCAAGCCAAGAGAACCAGACAGTCGACGCCTCCGGCACCTTCACGCCTCCGACATTCTCGGGGTCCGCGGCTGTAACCCAAGCAGACGACACGTCTACCGCTACCGGGACGGTCGTCAACTTCTACACCGGCACCGCGGCTGTCACCCAGGATGATCAGACGGCTTCGGCTTCCGGGACGTTCGTCGGGGAGACCGTCACGTTCAAGCCGACAGTCGTTGCAGCCAAGTACGCACGAACAGGCTTGGCAGGCAAGTACGAGCGATCGGTCGTTGGGAGCTGAATGTCACATATCACAGCCTCCGCTCTTCACGCCTTCGCTGGTCGGGGACTCGACATACAGGTCGTTGTCACCACCACCACAACCACCACGGATTTCACGGCGATCACCTTCAGGGTCGGTGCGGTCATCTCTAAGACATCGCTCGACGCCGTTGACACCGCGACCGGGTTCACAGTCGACGTGGAACTGACAGACAGCGAACTCGATCTCGACTCGGGTGATCACATTTGGGAGCTTCTCGCCACCCTCGGTTCGAGGGTAAGAACGTTGGCCTACGGGACGTTCCAAATATCGGACGCACCGACAAGCTGAGGAGGGTCGACCTTGATCACCAACGGGTACAGCACCCTCAACAAACTGAAAGCCTTCGTCACGATCGCCCTCACGGACACCGCCCACGACGCCGACCTGGAACGTGCCGTCGAATCGGCGTCGAGGATGATCGACAACTACTGCGGCCGTGTCTTCTTCGACTCTGGTGCGGCTACTGCAAAAACGTTCCAGGCTGAAGAGGCCCACCGGGTGTACGTACCCGACTTTTCGACAGTCACCGGCCTGGTCGTGAAAACAGACACGTCAGATGATGGGACCTTCGACACGACCTGGACATCCGACGACTACCAGGTCGAACCGGTCTCCTCAGCACACGACGGGCGACCATTCAACCAGGTGACCGCCGTTGAAAGTCTCACCTTCCCGACATCCGGACGCAGGGCGAGGGTCGAGATCACCGCACAATGGGGGTGGGATGCGGTGCCGACCGAAGTGGAACAGACCTGTCTGATCGTCGCCGCCGAGCTCTGGCGTCGGAAGGACGCACCGTTCGGGGTGGTTGGGGTCGGACCTGACGGTGCGGTCCGGGTCACTTCGACCGAGCGGCCGATGATGGCCCGAGTGAACCATTATC